TTGCCCTGCCGGTGTCAGGTATCTTGATGGCGCTTACCTTAAACGCAACATTACACTCATGGTAATCGAAACAGATGCCGCGCCTGTCGAATCTGCTGCTCGCGGCTCCAAGGTTTACAAGCTCCTGCCTGTTGGCAAGGCTTCTACTTTGTTGGCTGAGGAACGTCACATTATGAAGTTCCGCCAACCAAAGAAGAAATAGGGTCGAGACTACAACAAATAATATAAAGTATAAGTAATATACATACAGAACTTATACAAACACTGTTATAGACACTGTTATTATCACTGTACATGTTATAACGCATCTATCTTATTGGTAGGTGCGTTTTTGTTTGTGCATTATTTTGTTAGTGTGTTGCGGTGGTATTGTAACATTTGTTTTAGTCTTTTGTGTTTGCACTGTCTATTTAATGTTTATTAGATGCGGTAAATCTGCGGTGGGGCTTTATACATATACCCTAACACAGTGTCAAGCACATTATTGTCCGTATTCGGTCAGATATTGTCCGGTATTGTCGTCACATGCGGCCATCTCTTGACATTTATTTGACATTTTTGCTTGCATTTGACTTTTATTTGTGTTATATTTATACTGGAGCCGACCATATTGCGCCTGCAACGCCGAATATCCTGACACATGCGCGAGATACATAAAATAAAATCATTAGCAATATCAACAACTTAGTTAACGTTTTGCTTATAGGGAGAGAACATTTATGCGACAGTTAAGCGACCGTCTAAAGAAAAGATGTCCGAGAGTACATAAAATATTATATAAGACCAACGAAATGATAGTTTGGACGCCTATTATCGTGATGGTATACGGCAGCATCTTATCATTAACGTATTCCTATTATAAGAGTAGCAGTGTGCGTAGTAAGTGATCATTTAATGTGACAATCACTGTGCTGTCACTTGCAACACATATATGTGTATCACGATAAAGCAGTTTGAAACTGCGTTATGGTACCCCCCTCCCCCCTACCCGGAATATATGTCTCGGCCGATATGTGACATGCATGTGGCTGGCTTAGCCTCTTTTCGATATCGCTGAGAAATTTTGAGATATTTGGTTTGCAAAAAATACGCCCCTAAAAATTTTTGAGATATACGTACTAATGTGGGTGACAGTAAAACTATCAAATCGCGGGTGCACAATTGTCCTAAATGCGGCTCAGAAATTACATGGACATGCCATGGACAAACCGGTTGGGCATCATGCATCAATTCAATAACAGCAACACGTGTATTCACGTTAGATGAAATAGAAACTTTACCGGTATGTGATTGGAAAGGTAAGGTTGAAAGGCGGCCAGACGGGAAAGTAGAAATATACTATTACGGACCTATATAATGTATGAGCGGCAAAAGGGCAGCCGACTTGCAAAAGGATGTGGATACCTTTAGTGGGTCTATTAATACATTTAAACCACCCCGTTGGAATACGGATACGGTATATCGTTCATTTGCGAAAGGAGACTTAGTAACACTTGCGCCAGAATTTCGGTATAAAATTTCAACATCAACGCCGGATTGGGGAAGATATATTGGCATTGTAATTGAAGCATATGCTAATCGTGAGTATATTGTTGTGTGGACCACCCAACCATTAGTAATAGGTCATAAACAAGGAATGTATAACGGCGACCACTTAGTGAAAATTGAACATGCGCCGGACTCCCTGAATCGTTAATAATTCCTACAGAATTGCTTGCATTTTTCTTGGTCACGTGTTATATTGTGTGCAAAGATACTATTTACGATATGCAATTAAACAAAGCAACAATTGTTTCGTTTATTAACGAAAGATTAAGTGCCGATGATAAATCGGATATCCGAAAGATGATTGGTACGGAATTAGATAAGCGCATTAAGCGTGAGCTTAAGTCAATTCTTACTGATGAGATTGCTAAAGCTCTCAAGTCTAAAGATACAAAAGCTGACATTGGAGAAGTTGCTAAAAAGGTCATCAAGAAATTGTACAAAGACCTTTCATTCCATCATCCGTATATTATCGATAGAATTAAGGTGTAGATTTGAACGATTTAGCGGTTGTAGGTTCGTGGATTAAAGATAGCTGGCGTGGTGACCGGTCTGTTGGTATTGTGATTAGTATCGATAAGCAAACGGACATGATGCTTGTTAGATTTCCTAAGATTGCGAAAGACACTTGGATAGTTCATGAAAATCGTGGTCATTATATGGTCATCAATAAGTAATTGGACTATTTAAGTACATTTGCGCTAAGAGGTTTAAAATGAAATATATTGCAAGTTTTTTAATTGTGACTGCATGTGGTGCTATTGCGGCTGACACTGCGGTAGACGAGAAAAAATCTAGAGAAAAAAATTTGGAAATTTTGGCGGAAGAAATGAACGACACATATCGTGCACCGCTAACCTCTATTGGTAACCCCGTGCCCGCGCCCGTGCGCTCCAAGGGCGCCATCCCAGCGCTTATTTTGCCAAATAATGTGTGCGTAATTGATACAGATCTTTCACCTAACCGCACAATTGAAGAGCATATTGCGGCCTGCGTCGTGGCTCACCGCATGAGACAAAGTTTGATACCTTAACTCCCACCTATATACTATGTGGATGCAAAACTTAAAATAGGGGACATTGTTCTCGATGTTACTAATAATGACATTGGTGTGTTATTAAAGCGAACTTCGCTTTTAGATGAATCGGAAAATACTAGAGGTTTAAATGTGTGGGCATGGGATATATATTGGGTTGGACCTGAAAACAATCCTACTTCAATTCGTGTACAAGCATACACAGAAAGCGGATTAATAAATCTTATTAAAACAGATACGTTCTTATTAAACCCTAGTTTAGAAAACTATGGAAAATTTAAGAGAACTCAGTGATAACATATTATTAAACCCTGGTGATCTTATTGTAGATGAGACAACTGGGTTTGTTGGTATTCTTCTTCGTAGAGAAAGAAAAATAGATATGTTTGATGATGATATTTATTTTTGGGAAGTTAAGTGGATTAAAAACGTAAGTCGCGAATATGACCCCACAGATGTGCCGCACACAAATATTTTAGAAGAAGAAGGATTAAAACTATCAATCATTGTTGAAATGATTAGTTTATACCCGGCTGAAAAAGGCGAACAAGATTTTTAAATGATAGAAAAAGAAATTAAATTTACCGAGGGTGACTTAGTTGAAATAAAAACAGTAACGTATTCTGATTGGAATACAGTTAACACTATCGTATCATATGGGTTTGTTGTTAAAACACCAGAAAAAATGCAATTATCTTTGTTTCCTCAAGTTAATATATATTTGATTAAATCTGGTATAGTTAAAGCGTTTTCATCGAAGACAGTCAAAATTATTTCTCCTTATAACATGCGTATCGTGTAGTTATAAAGGGGCCTAACTTGCAAACATTAATTAATCAATTATGTTTGGCTGCAATTGGAATTAATTTATGTTTATTTGGCGTAAGTATTTTTTACGTAGATTTAAGTTTATTATTTCTATCAATAACAAATATTGCTCTATTAAGCTCCCGATTTCTAATTAAGCATAAAACAGGAGCAAACGAATGAAAAAATTATTTATTATATTAGCTGCCGCGATTTCACTTGTAGCAATGGGTACGCCGTCATCACAAAAACTACCACAAAAACCTGAAATTAATACTGGATTTTCTGAAGCACATTCGATCAGCAATATTGAAGCAACTAGCTTGCTTACTAATGTTGAAAGCAAAGTAAGAGACGCAGCAGTCAAAGTGTACACTCCTGGCGGCGGACATGGTTCTGGTGGTTTAATAAAATATAAGGGTTTACATTTAGTTTTGACTGCACATCATGTTACAGATGGACCTCTTGGACAAATGTATTTTGTTAGTGCTCCAGGCGAAGCCCATAGGGCTATTTTAATTTACAAAGATCCATTACATGATATTGCTTTACTTTGGCTTCCTACCAAGTTTGAATTTTATGATTCAATAAAATGGAAAGTTTCCAAAAAAATTGCACCTATAGGTCACGATATAACGTATTCAGGATACCCATCATGGCATAATTTGATGAGTTTTCGAGGCCATGTTGCTGGTTATGAAGTTATACCTGAAGCTGGTCAACAAATAATTTTACAAACTTATGGTTTTTTTGGTAGCAGTGGATCTGTAGTATACGACAGTGAGGAAAAAATAATTGGTGTTCTTTGGGGTGTTGATGTTCAAAGAGACGGTGTACACAAAAACATTATTTGGGTAACCCCAATTCAAAATCTTGACATAGATTTAGCACTTGGCGCTTTTTGCAATAGTATAATCGATAAACCAAGGGCATGTCGTTAATGAATGAAAAGTGGAGAAAGTATCTTACTGAAAAAGAAGGTAATTTACAAATAGCCGGAATCGTTGTTTGTTTAGATAACAAACAGCGGTTTCTTATTATTAGAAGGTCAAATATTGATCAAAGAGCCGGTATGTGGACAATTCCCGGTGGACATATAGATGAAAGTGATAGATCTATTGAGTCTGGTGCTGTGCGTGAACTTGATGAGGAAACAAATTTGCTTGTAAACACCTCTGATTTAGTTTATTTAGGACAACCAAAGCCACAAAAATATTATTTTTTAACTCAAAAATGGCTCGGAAACGTTAAAGTAGATAAACCGAACCCAGTAACTAATAAAGTTGAACATGACGACTGGAAATGGGCGACAATAAATCAGATAAAAGACATTGACAATAGTGAAATTCCGATCTATTTATTGGAGAAAGCTTTGAAAATAGCAGGATTTGATAGTAATGAATGATCTATACGGCGAAATTAAAGACCTTGAAGAAAAAAAGAAGAAAAAGAAGAAAAAGAAGAAGTCTGGTAAAAAAGATGCTTGTTATCACAAGGTAAAGTCGCGCTATAAAGTCTGGCCTTCTGCATATGCTTCTGGTGCTCTCGTTAAATGTCGTAAAGTTGGAGCAAAAAACTGGGGAAATTCAAAGAAAGAACAACTTCAAGCAGTAATTGAAGATGAAGTAACCAAAATCTTGCAAGAAAAAGAAGAAAAAGATTACATTCCGGGTGGTTTGACTGACAAACTAACTGGTAGTATGGAAGATAAACACAAGCAACTTGCAAAAATGCACAACGTTGGTCTCGAAGATATTAAAAAAGAAGTATCAAAGGGTGTCAAGGTTGAAATGGAACACACAAGAAAGAAGAACATTGCTCACGAAATCGCGATGGACCACGTTTTTGAAGATCCAGAGTATTATACCAAACTCTCAGCACAAAATCTTGAAGAAAATTCTCTTGAAGACATCATTTATTATACTCTTTTTGAGGTATTAGAAGAAAAAAAAAGAAAATTAACCTCCAAACCATCATCTGAGACATCTTTACGTGATTGGTTTGGTCGAAAAGGCGCTCCTGGCAAGAAAAAAGG